TGTAGTAGATATCTCACAAGAATATCTATCTTTGTGACGAGCTAGAACATCTCCGTTTTTATATATTCTTGCATAAGAATATGTTTCACTTAATTTTAATCCTGTATGTTTTTCCATAACAGGTTTTACTTCTTGTAGTAATGTTTCCATTGCAATGTCACCATAGTGTGAATAAGTATTTGGAACTTGTTCATCATTCCATATACCCCAATATTCTGTAAAAGGTGAAACGTATCTTGAATCAAATAATACTCTTGCAACATTTCTTTTGTTTAAGAAATATTTATATACAAAGTCTGCTAATTCTTTTGATATAGCTCCTTTTAATACGCTGTATTTATTTGTTTTGAATGACATCGTTTTCTCCTTTATATTGTAATACTGCATTTGGTATTGCCTGACAGTTCCAATGTATAAATCTAAATGGTTCATAACCCATATCAGTTATATATTGATGTGGCATGTATGATGGAAAGAATATCATTTTACCAGGACTGACTTTGTAATTAATTTGTGTAGATGCATATGTTACATCCATTTTATTTTTCTCAGGTAAAAGATTCATTAAGTTACCTGGTCTTGGATCTTCGAACAATGGCATTGAAGTTGCTTCACTAGCTTTTAAAAAATAGAAACCAGATATGTGACCATTCCAATGTGTATGTAAAGTGTGATAACCTGCACCTTTTTGTGCAAACTCTTGTACCCATAACTCTGTAATAAACACAGTGTAATTAGTTAAATCAAAACCCATTTCTTGTAATAGATTGTGAGCTGTTGCTCCCACATAATTTTGAAGTTCTGCAAAATTTGGATCACCTATCAAAGATGTTGAATGAAATACATGTCCCATATCACCTTTGTTTCCAAACTTTTTATTTCTTTTATCTATTTCTGGTTTTAGATTTTTCTTTGATGCTTCAATATATGGATCAGATGCTTTGTTTAATGATTCAACAAAACCTTTCTCTTCTGCGTACCAAATAGGACATTTAAATAAATCTTCTCTTGCTAATTGTTTTGGATACACAAGAGGACTTGCTGCTTGTTTTACTTTTTGTTTTTTATTCTTTTTCTTTTTCATATATCTCCTATTTAAATGGCCATCCTAAATTCCAGATTACCAAACTGTTTCGTTCTCCTTTTTTAACTGGACACACTCTATGCCATACAAAAGAAGGAAATACAACCAATGATCCTTTTGGTAATATTTCTGTACACTTACGTATATTAGGTTTTTTATCTGGATCTAAATTTCTAAAATCAAATTCTAACTCACCACCTTTATAGTCTTTTGGATCTGATAAAGTAACTGTTACAGATAATTTTCTTATCTTACCATTTGTTGGATCGTTTTGATTAGGTCTTAAATAAGGTCTATCCCAACTATCACAATGCCAATCATAAAACTGACCTTTAGTATATTTTGTAAACTGACAAGACTCACTATAGTCCCATTCAAAATTCCAACCAGCATTTCTATTTGCTTGATGAACATAAGGTTGTATTTCTTTATAAATCCATCTATCATTCATCCAAACAATATCTGAATTTCTTTTCTTTTTTAAATCTTTAACTTGTTTGTTATTTAATTTTTTATCACCAAATCCACCTGTAACTGCCATTTGATCTCTCAACTGATGACCATATTTTACAATGTCATCACAAATACGTGATGGTATTGCAGATTGGAAGTACCAAAAATAATTTGTTAAATTCATGCTTTATGATTTTGTTATAACAGATATTAAGTAACTGTCAATGTACCAGAAACAGTGAATGTAGCAACTTTATCATTAGCTGGTCCTACACATGATGTAACTGTGTTTGTACAAGGAGTAACAGATACTCCCGCTGCACTTGGAAATCTTACTATAACTATTCCTGAACCACCAGTTCCAGCGCTTCTACCAGGAGAAGCAGCTCCACCTCCACCGCCACCACCGGTATTTGCAGTTCCAGGTGTAGCGGCAACTCCAGGATCATTCGCTGATCCAGCTCCGCCACCTCCATCTCCACCAGCTATTGGAACAGGAGCTGTATGATCTTTTGTACCAGAACCTCCACCACCTCTAGTTACACATGAACCTGTAATAGCTGAAGTTAAACCGTCTCCACCGTGACCCGTTCCATCTGTATTACCAGCTTCACCGGCACCACCACCGCCTCCAGCTGTACCTTCTGGTGTACCAGAAGCAACACCACCTGGAAAACCTTGACCTGGTGTTCCTGCACCAACCTTAGAAGCACAAGTTTCACATCTACCAGCACCACCACCAGAACCTCCAGCAACACCAGGACGAGGAGAAGCACCTCCACCGCCTCCACCACCACCGGTTGAAGTTATAGTTGAAAATACTGAATCATTACCACTTCCACCATCTGCACCGGGAGAAGAAGTTGGACCTGCTGTACCACCAGCTCCAACTGTAATTGTGTGATCACCACCGCTTAAAAAAATTTGTGGTTCTGTGCTTGCACTTGGTCCACCTGGAGTTTCACTTCCAAAAGAATTTCTATATCCTCCTGCACCACCTCCACCTCCTGGACTACCACCACCGCCACCACCTGCGATTACTAAATAACTTACATCATAACCAAGCTGAGGCCATGTTCCAGCTCTACTAGCACTTAATTGACTTTGCATTGACCACACACCACTTGCTTTATTTAATTCTTTAATTGCAAAAAAACCTGATCCGCCTGCACCACCAGTTCTTCCTGGTCCACCTGAACCAGCTCCACCACCGCCACCGCCAGTGTTAGCTGTGCCCGCAGTTCCTGCGGCTTGTCCACCACCAGATCCACCACCACCTACTGGATTAGCACCCCCACCTGTTGCCGGATTAGTATTACTTCCACCACCTCCACCACCACCAACTGAAGTTATAGGTGATCCTGAATATGTAGATGAAATTGTTATACCTGCTCCACCAGCTCCAGCTGTTTGTGGAGGGGCCGTATCACCACCAACTGCACCTGCTCCACCGCCACCACCTCCAACGTCTGCTGGGACGGGACCAACAACATCACCACCATCATTACCTTGACATGCGGTTCCTGCTCCTCCAGTATTGCAAGCTCCTTCACCACCACCTCCAGATCCTCCTGCACTTCCATTTGCATTTCTTCCACCACCGCCACCACCAGTAGCTGTATAAGTTGTACAACCTACAACAAAAGTCGAATCAGTTCCGTTACTGCCTGCACTAGGCACAGGAGTTGTTGCAGCACCAGCTCCAATAGTTAATGCTCCTAAAGCTGATCCACCTGATACAGGAATTTCTTGACATAAAACCCCACCTGCGCCACCACCACCTCCACCGTCACCACCACCTGATCCACCACCAGCTACTAATAACATTTGAGCTACTGTAGTTCCTGGTTGAGTTGTAACTGCACTCGGTGTACTAGCTGTTTTAGTTGTAACTTTATTTTTTCCAAACGAAGTTTTATTCGTTTTTCCAATTACTCCGCCGTTATTTGAGCCAGATCTTGGCATCTAAGTGTCCTCCTATTCGGACACCCAAGCTGTGCCATTCCAATTATATTTGGTAGGTGTTTCCGATTCGTCGTTTGATTTAATTGCTTCCCAACCTTTAGTATTATCTGCTTGATACTTTGTATCGTTCCAAGAAATAATATATCTCCAAACACTTGGGTCTGCACCATCATCAGTTATTGATGGATATGTAATTGGCGCTTGCCAATCATCATTTGAATCTAATGACCAAGATGCATAAGGTTGTGGTGCTAAAAATTTATCTTTAGTTGAATTGTAAACGAAGCAAATACCTGCGTATTGTTTTCTAAAATTTGAATTGTAAGAAGTTTGTTTCCAGCTTCCACCTTTAAAAAAATTTGAACACCATGTTTCTCCATCAACATGCATGTCATTATCTCCTAAAGTTCCACCGTTTGCAGGGATATCATTTCCCACAACAACGACTCTTTCTACAATTTGATGTGTATCAGAAGTGAAACCAGTTGGATCTACTTTTGATTTTAGTTCTGCAAAATGTGCCATATTTTTACTCCTTAAATATTATATTTATATTTTAATCTTAACTAATTGTCAACGTTCCAGATACAGTAAATGTAGCTACTTTATCATTAGCTGGTCCTACACAATTCGTTACAGTATTTGTACAAGGTGTTACACTAACTCCTGTAGCACTTGGGAATCTGTATATTGCTATACCAGAACCACCATTTCCTGCTCTGTTAGAATTAGTTCCTGATGTTTCACCATTACCACCACCTCCACCACCTCTGTTTGTAGTACCATCATTTGTAGAAGTAGCAGCGTTAGAACCAGTTCCTGGTACACCTGCTCCACCAGTTCCGCAAGGAGAAGCTCCTCCTGCTGCTCCTGGATTATAAGCTCCACCTCCACCACCACCTGCATATGATACTGATGAACCTGAAATTGAATTTGATCTACCTGCACCACCTCTACCACCAGGACCACCTGCTGGTACTGGACTTGAAGGTTGAGAAGACACACCTGCTTCAGATGCTCCACCACCTCCCGATGCTCCATATCCACCTGCTCCACCACCACCAGGATTACCTTGAGGACCACCAAATGCTGTAGGTACAGCTGGAGTATTTCCAGCACCTCCTGGTCCATTGTGATTTCCTCCTGCTCCTGAACCACCTGCTCCACAATTAACTCCTCTATTACCTCCACCATTTACGGTTCTTCCTAAACCTGTAGTATCTGCTCCTGCTGTTGAAGAAGGACCTGGTCCTGTTCCTCCAGAACCTCCTGCTCCAATTGTAATTGAATAAGGACCTGGTGTTACAATAATTCCTGACGCACAAGAATTACAATATGAAAAAGCCATACCACCAGCACCACCTCCACCACCAATTTGACCTCTTCCGCCACCACCACCAGCGACCATTAAAAAATCTACTTCTACTAAACCTGATACTGCGCCACCCGCAACACCTAATGTTCCTGATGTTGTGAAACTTGCAACTTGATCAAAACCTGTTGGAGAACAAGAATTTGGTACATATGAAACTGTGTTTGTTCCTGGACTTGCAGAGAATGTAACACTACTTGTAGTTGCTCTTGCAATCACGATACCTGAACCACCTGCTCCACTACAATTATTTCCTCCAG